ATTATCAATAGATGTTTGTCAGGACATCTTGATACAGTCTTGTTTGCAAATGAAATGAATCGGTATGTAAACCTTGACAAGGATTTGCAATATACTTTTTATCTAAATACATTGAGAAAACGCAAACGTTTTTCTCCTTGGTTGAAGAAAGAACAGATTGAGAATCTGGATCTGGTCAAAAAACACTATGGTTATAGTAACGAAAAAGCGAGGGTCGCATTAACTCTTCTTACCAAAACCCAACTTGAATACATTCGTAACAAACATGACATGGGAGGCAAAAGATGACTATGCTTACTGAAGAGGTAAAGTGGACTGCTGACAGTATGGTGGAAGTAGGTCTAAAAGAACCTGACGACTTTTTAAAGGTAAGAGAAACACTGACGAGAATTGGAGTAGCATCCAGAAAAGAAAAGAAGTTATATCAATCATGTCATATACTGCATAAACAGGGCAGATATTACATAGTACATTTTAAAGAGTTGTTTGCTCTGGATGGAAAAAAAGCAAACCTAAGTCTTAATGACGTACAGAGAAGGAATCGTATCGTACAGTTACTTGGTGATTGGGGATTAGTATCTGTATCTTCTAAAGAAAGTATTACTGACGTAGCACCACTAAGTCAGATCAAAGTTCTTGCCTATAAAGAAAAAGGTGATTGGACTCTGGAAAGTAAATACAACATAGGAAAGAAAAAGGAGGAATAACCGAACCCCTTGCATATTTTCAAAGTATTTGTTATACTATATAACATACCAGTCCAAAACACATAAAAACGGATTGGTTATAAAAATTTAATTACCAAAAACAAAGGAGGGTAAGACATGACCATAGCGATGGCAGAAGTCGTTCGTATCGACACACTTGATAATATAGTTTTCGTATATGAAAATGCTGAAAAGTTATACGACAACAAATCAATTAATGAAGATGTAAGAGAATACATATATTCAACATTTGATATTCTAGATAGGTATCCTAAAGGATTACCATTGTTGGAAGATGTCATTGAGGATTATGAAAATGGAATTAATTATGGAGATGGTGACTCAGTTGTTTGTCTAGCTAGAGTAGGAGACTTATGGAGTTCACCATATTACAATCGTATTAGAGAATTAAGATACGGTAATCAAGAAAAACATCTTACAGAAAACGGTGGTTTCTCATATGCTGCTGCTGATACATTGTCTGGATACTATCGTCCACATCAAAGAAAATTAGTAACCACAAAGGGAAATAACAGAGCAAGTAAAGCATATGGTGTTGTTCGTAATCCTGACATAAGAATACCAATAGGGTTTACATTTCACCCTAGAAATAGATCTATTGAAGAGTGTGTTAGAATAGAATCCAACAATCACAACATGGATTGCAACTATCGCACCAATCAATCAGGTGATCATAAGTTTACATCTGCATTAAGAGCAGGAGAAACATGGGCACAAGATTTATTTGATTACTTAAAGCAATTTAATATTGGTATTGCAGAAACTTTACCCAATGCAAAGTTTCACTGCCCATCACACTCTTACATATCTAGAGCAAGAGGAAAAAAAGGTCAAAATGATGTATATGTAACTAGATTTTTAGAAGCATTTACTTCTAGAGATTGTTCTAGAGAGATTCAAGGTAACACTGTAATATCAGGAGCACAGTTTCTTAAATACTTTGAAACATATATCAAAGATGTTGATGTTCGCAATAATAATTGTGATTCTTTTGCGGATGCTATTGATTGGGCATTCAACAACTGGTCAAAAGAAGCACAAGCACTTGGATTTAAAAATGCAAAAAACATTACTCAGGAGATGATTACTTCTGGTAATGCTGATTATAAAAAGCATGAACCAATGATTGCCAGATGGGTAAATCTATACAATGTTTATTGTAATAAAGGACTAACCATAAGTGCCAGACAAAATACTGCCATTCCCTTAGAGAATGATAAAGACACTAAAAACAGATGGAATAAATTCTTAATTGAATCAAACGCATTAGTTAGAGGTTCTCTTGTTGATACAGCAAAGCAAGGATTAAAATTTATGTAATATGTGGGGGTATCACTACCCCCCTTTTTTATGTTTTATGCTATAAATAATAGTGTCGCCTTCGGGGACAAATTAAACACTCGCTATAATAGGAGAACTACTATGGAAATTCAAAGGTACACTGCTGCTGACTTGCCAACACTATTTGACAAGATCGCCAAGAACAGTATAGGATATGACTTCGACTCATTCTGGAACACTACACAAACCAGTTACCCACCCTATAACCTGATACACATTTCTAATGAAGAATCAAGACTCGAAATCGCACTCGCAGGCTTCAAGAAAGATGACGTCAAAGTCTATACAGAGTATGGAAAGATACATGTCGAGGGCAGCAAAGAAAAACAAGAAAATGATGGAACGTATGTCCATCAAGGATTGGCACAACGTGCCTTCAAACGAGCATGGACGCTCTCCGATGATACAGAGGTTAGATCCGTCAGCTTTGACGATGGACTCCTTAGCATCGTACTGGGAAAGATAGTTCCAGAGCATCACGCTAGAAAAGATTACATCTAATACATAGGGGGATTGACAAAAATCAATTCCCCTTTTATAATAGAAGCATTATGGCAAAACGAAAGATGAAAAACGTTACTCCTTCTGTAAATGATGCACTCGTTAAAACTGATAGAGTAAAGGTCGTTATTCTTACTAATGGAGATAATATAATTGCTGACGTACAGGAGGCAACTCATAAGGATACTGGTGAAAGACAGGCATTTATCCTTAACTTCCCATACAAAGTAGAGTACGATCAACCTAAACTTGATGATACAGGAATTGTTACTGATCCAGAAGTTAAAGTACACTACTCACCATACTGTCCTCTAACAACTGAAGTTAGGATACCTATCAATCCTGGCGTAGTTACAACTATCTTAGAACCTGTACCTAGTTTACGTGATACATACATTGCTAACGTACAAAAAATGGGTGGCAGCGTAGAATGAGCGTAAAACTTTTATTATTAAAATCTGGTGAAGAAGTAATAACAGAAGCAAAAGAAATTGTAGATCCTAATACCAAAGAACCATTAGGATATCATTTACATAAACCTTTTAGATTAGATATTGTATCTGATGATGGAGGTATTGTTTTTAACAGTGAAAAAGGATATCAAGTTTCATGGTTTCCTTGGGCACCTCTGAGTAAGGACAAAGATTTTTATCTTCCTGCGGGTCATGTGTTAACAGCATATGATCCGTTAGATACTATTGCAGAGCAATATGTAAATGCAATCAAGGCAGAAAATTACGAAGAGAATTTCAAGAGACATGAAAGCATGATTGCGGGTGAGACTGGGGAAGACCTAGACATGGAACAAATATTTAAAGATGCAGAAAAAGTTTTAGAGGAGGATGATGGAGACAGCACTGATAATTCTTAAGAGTGGTATTCACTTAATTACAAAAGCAGAACAACTAGATGAAGAACCTAGTTGCCATATGCAAGATCCTTATCTAGTCAAAGAGGATGGAACACTAGAACCATGGCCTCGTTATACAACCGACACAGACGTATTGCTTTATTCTGAAACTATTGCTACAATAGTTTCACCAACATCAGAACTGGTGAAGAAATACGAAACGGTGACTAAATGAGTTTTTATACCAACGTCCAACTAGTTGGTGACAACTTGTTTTATCTTGGATACGAGAACGGACAACGTATTCAACGTAAGTTCAAGTTTTCTCCAACTCTTTTTGTTGTCACTGATAAAAAAACTAAACACAAAACTCTTGATGGTAGGTATGCAAAACCTATCAAGTTCGATTCTGTAAAAGATGCTAGGGCATTTGTGGATCAATACAAAGAGGTACAAAATTTTGAGGTTCATGGATATGACAGGTATCTCTATCAATTCATCTCGGAAGAGTTTCCGCAGGAAATTGATTATGACCTTAAGGGTCTTAAAATTACATCTCTTGATATCGAGGTGGCATGTGAGAATGGCTTTCCTAACGTGCAGGAATGCTCGGAACCTCTTCTCAGTATTACAGTCCAAGACTATATCAGCCGTAAGATCATCGTATGGGGTACCAAACCGTATAAAAACACTAGAGATGACGTTAGTTATATTCTATGTGACGGTGAAGAACATTTGCTCCGTTGTTTTCTTGACTATTGGATTACTAATTTCCCAGATATTCTTACGGGGTGGAATGTAGAACTTTATGACGTACCATATATTTGTGGACGTCTAGAGAGATTGTTTGGTGATAAAGAAATGAAACAAATATCACCATGGGGTATAGTACATCGCAACGACATAGAAATAAAAGGTAGAGAACAAATTGTTTATGATGTCTATGGCATTAACGTTGTTGACTACATGGATTTGTATAAAAAATTTACCTATACAAATCAAGAATCTTATCGTCTAGACCACATTGCATTTGTGGAACTAGGTCAAAGAAAATTAGATCACAATGAGTTTGAAAACTTTAAACAATTCTATACACAGGATTGGCAAAAGTTTATTGACTACAACATCCTCGACGTGGAACTTGTTCTGCGATTGGAAGAGAAAATGAAATTGATAGAACTTGCTGTTGCTCTAGCATATGACGCTAAAGTAAACATCAGGGATGTCTATTATCAAGTAAGAATGTGGGATACAATTATCTACAACTTTTTGAAAGAAAAAGGTATTGTTGTTCCTCCTGCAAGAAGATCAAACAAAGATGAAAAGTATGAGGGTGCATATGTCAAGGAACCGAAGGCAGGACGCTATAACTGGGTGGTGTCTTTTGATCTCAATTCTCTGTATCCTCATCTCATTATGCAATACAATATCTCCCCAGAAACCCTTGTTGAGAAACGACACCCATCGGCAAATGTTAATAAGATATTATCTCAAAAAGTAGATATTCCAAAAGAGTTTGCTGTATGTGCTAATGGGGCAATGTATCGTAAAGACATACATGGTTTCTTACCAGAAATTATGCAAAAGATATACAATGAACGAGTTCAGTCGAAGAAACT